ACGATGCGTTTGAGTTTGTGCAAGAACACTATAAACCAAAGTCTGTATTGGAGATTGGATTTCATATTGGTCATTCAACCACTTACCAATTAGAGACATACACTGATGCTAGAATTGTTGGGGTATCTCCTGACAATGAAGTGATTGGTAAACCAGGGGATCGAATCGATCCTCAGATTAGACGAGATATGGCAGTCACTCTACGTGATAAGTATATCAATCGCTTCACTTGGGTACCAGGCAGAACGAAAGATGTTAAAGAGATACTGATAAATTCATATGTATTTGACTTTGCACTGGTTGATGGCAATCATGCAGAAGCGGCAGCACTCTATGACATGGAAGTTATCTACGAGTTGGCGATACCTAATCTACTGATAGACAACTGGGATCAAGCGCCAGTAAAGTCTGCTGTACTCAAGCAGGGCAAGTATGAACTAGTAAAAGAGTTCGACTACGATCAAACCTTCAAGGGTAAGACTCAAACCAATCAAATGGGACTATTATCACTTAAAAAATAATGGTTGCATTCTGAAATTAACTGTGTTATAATACATCTTATGAAATACGAACTGACTATATTCCAATCCGCATTCGACAATAAGACTCACCGCAAGGCATCTTTTGATACTTGGGATGAGTTTGTTGGATTACTTGAAGCACTCTCAACTAAATATGGAGAAAAAGGTGGAAAAAACTCATCCGCTCTTATCAGTCCTGCCATTTTCGCAGACGGCACAACACGTAGCAACGTCAATACTTTGCATTGGGGAGGTTGGTGTGCAGTTGATGTTGATAAGCATACTTTCCTTCCTGACTTGGACCTTCTGAAGAATGATATTATCGCTCGATTTAGCGATCTGGACTTCGTGTGCTATTCTACTGCTAGTTCTCGCGACGACTATTATAAGTTCCGTCTTGTCTTCAGAGTTGCAGAGACTATCCCAAATGATAAAATCAAGTCGTTTTGGTACGCCCTCAATACCGATATTGGAGAAATCGGTGACCCTCAGACTAAGGATCTTGCAAGGATGTATTACATTCCTGCGGTGTACCCAGGCGCTTATAATTTTTTCTTCAAGCATTCTGGTGGTAGCGGCATTGATCCAACTGCTCTTATAAGTAAACATCCATACGTTACAAAGACCGGCAATTCTTTTCTGGACAGATTGCCCGAAGAAATGCAACAAGCAGTAATACAGCATCGTAAAAATTCGATGACTGCAACAAACATCTCATGGACAGATTATCGCGACTGTCCATTCTTTCCAAAGCGTCTTGCTATAGAATATGGTTCGATTGCAGAGGGTGGGTGGTATCACAAGATGTATCAAATAATGGTTGCTACAGCAGGTACGGCAATCAAGCGAGGTTATCCTATCACTGCCAAGCAAGTTGCGGATTTATGCAGACAACTTGACAATGACAATGGAAAATGGTATACTAGTAGACCGCTAGAAGTTGAAGCGGATCGAGCAGTTGAATATGCGTATAGAAATAATTAATTTAATGAAAGGTAAAAATGTATGAGTGATATTAGAGATATTAGTGAAGGTGAGTTGGTAGAAGGAACGGGATCCGGACCAACGATGCATTCAGAATCCTTAACACAAGAACAGGCAGATATGATTGCGGCAGGTCGAGGTGAAGAAGTAAAACAACAGTTAGATGATCAGGCGGCATCGAAGCAATCTGGTGGTGGTGATCAGAAGATTCGTATCGGTGTTATCGGTGATAATACAGTCGCTCAAGCAATGCAATTAGCATTCGACGGTAAGACAGTCGATACTATGATTATTTCTGGTTTAGAAGGTATCGATGATTTGGTTGATTGGAAACCAGGCATCACGTTCATCTGCACCCCCGTTCCTCTATTGAAGAACGATTCTGTGGATGATGCCGAACTTATCAATATGGTTAACAAGTTGATTAGAGGTTGTGGTAGTGGTGTATGTATCAAGACTAGCATCAATATTGAAACTATTGAGCGTCTGATTAAAGCACTTACTTATGAAGTTATGATGAAGAAAGTCACGTATAATCCTGTCTTTGGTGATGATACTGACATTGGTAACATTCTATCTCCAGCAGTAGAGTATTTCGGTGGTGATCCAGCAGTTATTCCAGAGCATATGAAGATTATGCAACACACAAGTGTATTCTCTGCACAACAGTTTATTACTGGTTCTATCTTTGAAGTTGCGTATGCTAAGTTAGCAGTGTCTGGATTCAAAGCAGTGAAGCAAACATACTTTAATCAGTTGCATGATGCAATTATGGACACCGGTGGTGCTAATCCATCTATCGTTCGCCGTATGATTGAGAAATCACCTGATCTTACTAATCGTGATGTAATGATTCCGACGTTCATTCGTGGTCGTACTGATTCTGGTATTAGTTACAAGCAAGCACGATCATTTGGTGGAGAGTTTGAGAACGATGTTCGTATGTTCGCCAGCACGACTGATAAGTTGCCCTTATTGGATGAATGTATTAACTACAAAAATCTGAAGGATTAATATATGTCTGTAATGGATAAATTGAAAAAGAACTCTAAGATTAAGGGCACCAATGTGTTGTCCAAGTCCGAGTTCTTCGGTGATAAAGAAGTAACTCCTATTGATGTGCCCATGTTAAATGTGGCACTATCAGGTAAACTTGATGGTGGTTTGGTGTCTGGCATGACTGTTCTTGCTGGACCATCGAAGCACTTCAAGACATCCTTTGCATTGAAGATTGCTTCGGCATATCTAAAAGCAGATCCAGAAGCAATCATGTTGTTCTATGATTCTGAGTTTGGTTCGCCGCAGTCGTACTTCACTGCATTCGGCATCGATGTGGATCGTGTACTCCATACACCTATTCGTAATGTCGAAGAACTCAAGTTTGATTTGATTGGTCAACTTGAGACAATCGAGAAGAATGATAAAGTAATTATTGTTATTGATTCTATTGGTAATCTTGCATCTAAGAAAGAACTTGAAGATGCTATCAATGAAAAATCTGTTGCTGATATGTCTCGTGCAAAAGCATTGAAGGGTCTGTTCCGTATGACCACTCCTTACTTGACTATGCGTAACATTCCATTGCTTGCTATCAATCACACTTATAAAGAGATTGGTCTGTTCCCTAAAGACATCGTTGGCGGTGGTACGGGCATCTATTATAGTGCTGATAACATCTGGATCATTGGTCGTCGCCAGAACAAGACGGGTACAGAAGTGATGGGTTATGACTTCATCGTTAAAGTAGAGAAGTCTCGATATGTTAAAGAGCAGTCTAAGATTCCAATCACGGTGACGTGGGAAGGTGGTATCGAGCAGTATTCTGGTCTACTTGACATTGCACTTGGCGGTGGTTATGTTACTAAACCATCTAATGGTTGGTATCAGAAAGCGGGCAGTGAGAATAAAGTCCGTCAGAAAGATACTCTTACCGAAGAGTTCTGGGAAGACATTCTCAGTCAACAGGGTTTCAAAGACTTGGTTGAATCGACTTACTGTATTGGTAAGCGATCCACTATTGACTTAGATGCACTGATCGAGGAAGGGTAATGACTGCTATGATAGAGGGGACTGACTACGAGTTGGTCCCTGCTGACGGCACTGAGAATGACCAGGCGTGGGATGTACGTCTCATGTCTGGTCCATTCGTTGAAACTGTAATGAGATATGGGAATATCAAATTTAATGCAGAAGATGGTTGCTTAAACTTCAGTTTTGTGATACAATCAACTCCAAGCGGCATTAATGAAGATGACGTTGAGATGCAGGATTATGCTGGTGCTGTACTAGAGAGTATCCTAGAGAAGGCAGCACAAGAAGGACAACTACAGTTGGGAAACCCTGACTCTGAGGAATAGAATTGAAGATTGACTTAGAACAAACTATATTAAGAAACTTGTTGACGAATGAACCTTACTTACGTAAAGTTATTCCTCATCTGAAGAAGGAGTACTTCGAAGGTGTTTACTCTTTATTGTTCACTGAAGTCACGAAGTTCGTCGCAAGATTCAATGCGTTACCTACTATTGAATCATTCAAGATCGAGATTGACCAGTGTGATTCATTCACTGAACAAACTTACACCCACGCAATGGATATTCTGCCAACCATCTTCACTCACTCACCTGAGAACGAAGATTGGTTGTTAGATACTACTGAGAAGTGGTGCCAAGATCGTGCTGTATATCTTGCTATCATGGAATCGATTGCGGTCATCGATGGTAAACACCAGACGTATACTAAAGATGCTCTGCCTGATATTCTTACGCAAGCACTGTCAGTATGTTTTGATAACAATGTAGGTCATGATTATCTCGAAGATGTTGAGGGTCGTTATAACTTTTACCATGAGCAAGAAGAACGCCTGCCGTTTGACTTGTCACAGTTCAATACTATCACTAAGGGTGGATTACCCAATAAGACTTTGAATATCTGTCTTGCTGGTACTGGTGTTGGTAAGTCTCTGTTCATGTGTCACGTGGCAGCAAATGCTTTATCACAAGGACGTAATGCTCTATACATTACTATGGAGATGGCAGAAGAGCGTATCGCAGAACGTATTGATGCTAACTTACTGAATGTTCCTATTGACCAGTTAGAGAATTTGTCGAAGACTATGTTTAGTGATAGGGTCAAGAAAGTTGCTTCAGGTACTAATGGTAAGTTAATCATTAAAGAGTATCCGACTGGTGCGGCACACAGCGGTCACTTTCGTGCATTGTTGAACGAATTAAAGTTGAAAAAGAAGTTCGTTCCTGATATAATATTCATTGACTACTTAAACATATGTGCGAGTGCGAGAATGAAGAGTATGGGTGGAGCAATCAACTCTTATACATATATTAAAGCAATCGCCGAAGAGTTACGCGGTCTTGCTGTAGAGTTCAATGTTCCTGTTATGTCTGCGACTCAGACTACACGATCAGGATTTGGCAACTCTGATCCCGGTCTTGAGGATACTAGTGAATCGTTCGGACTACCTGCAACTGCCGATTTGATGTTCGCGTTGATCAGTAACGAAGAGTTAGCAAGTCTCAATCAAATCATGGTAAAGCAGTTGAAGAATCGCTACAATGATCTGGAAGTGGAGAAACGATTCGTCGTTGGTGTTGATCGATCTAAAATGCGTCTATATGACATTGATCCTTCACAGCAAACACTTACTGATGATAAAGTTATGATGAAAAATGTACCGAGTGGTAAGAATCTATCTGCAATCAAAATGTTCTAGGAGAATAGAAATGGATCCAGTTTTACATACATTAATAGCAATCGGTTGCATGGGAATATCATTCTATGTAGGTAAAGCAGTAGGAGTAAAGGAGGGGATGTCTGACGTATGGCAGTCCCTGCTTACATTATTAAAAGTAAAGAGTATTGAAGTTGATGATGACCTGAATGTGTTTGTCACTGATTACGATGGAAATGAAAAGAAACTTAATTAATAGGAATTATATTATGTTAGTCCCAGATACAATGTTTTATATGAGAGAGCGAGTAGACAGCAACGATGACAACCCATTCGTGTGGTCGTACAAGACCAGCAAAGATTTATTTGCAGGAAAGAATGTGGTCATCTTTGGTCTACCAGGAGCGTTCACACCCACTTGTTCTAATGAGCAACTGCCGGGTTATGAGGGACTTTATAATGAGTTCATGGAAGCGGGTATTGATGAAGTTTGGTGCACCTCGGTGAACGATGCTTTCAGTATGTTCCAGTGGGCAAAGAATCTTGATATCAAGAATGTTAAGATGTTGCCTGATGGCAATGGTGACTTCGCAGAGAGTCTAGGAATGTTAGTTGACAAGACTAATCTTGGATTCGGTAAGCGTTCTTGGAGATACTCTATGCTAGTTCAAGATATGAGAATCATGAAACTGTTCGAAGAGCGAGGATTCGGTAATAATTGTCCGACAGATCCCTTTGAAGTATCAGATGCACAGACCATGTTAATTGAGGTGAACAAAAATGCCGAACTATAAATTTAGAGAAGACCAACTGATTGCTGAGTTCACAAAGTATATTGACCAGACTTATGATGGTCATTATGGACAGGGAGGATTACAGTCGAGTGAAGTAATCGTTGACCGTGGTCATGGTATAGGGTTCTTTCTTGGTAATGTTGACAAGTACAATGGTCGATATGGTAAGAAGGGTGAACCC